TCTAAATATGCTTCAAACTTTTGTTTTTTATTCTCTTTTAATTCATCTAATTTCTTTTTTTTAATACCACGACGTATAGTTGTAGCCTTATTATTTAAACTGGATTTATCGCTTTCTGATAATATATTTGTGGAACTATATAAATCGGATAAATCAACAATTATTTTATTTATAATTTTTGCGTATATCTAACACAATTTTAGCTTCCGTAGTGAAAGGTTCTGTTAGTTGTTCTGTTTGTTCAATAAATGAAATTAATTCAGAAATCTTTTTATTATCTAGATTCTTTATGTCTTTTACTTTATTAAGTTTAGAAATTATAATATTGAATATAGCTCTATATTGTGGTATTATAATTCTTTGAATAATTTTCAAGTCTTTATATTTGCTACATGCTCCTATCCATTTATCCATTTTAATTATATCTTGAAAAGTCCCCCTTTCGTGAACATAATTTAATTTTTTCTTATTTTTATTATTATTAGGAATATGAATTTTTTCTCTAGTTCCGGCTTTTTTACGGACTTCACTTCTATTCTTTCTATCATTTGGGTGAGATCCATAGAAACTGTAATTATAAAGAATCGTATATAGGCTTTTGTCTAGTCTGAATATTATGTTTTTTTTATTCGCATTTTTTATTTTTGCTTCTTTTATATTAGAATTTTTATCAACAGAATTTCTCAACCAATCCATGTATTTGTAAATTGTAGTTATTCTCAAGTATCTTATTTTTGGATTTTTTGATAATTGTTCATCTGCGTTATTAAAATTAATCCTGTTTAATTTAATAAATTCATCATCAGATGTATCGTACTTAATTCTACCCATAATGAAAACTTTTTCTTTTGGAGCATCAGTCATGCTTATACTATATAAAAAGATAATTTGTATATCCTGTAGATGACAAGCCTCTCTAAAGAAATTATTGACTACTTTGATGGAAGCACAAAAGCACAGTATATTTTACGAACAGTCAAAAAGGTTACTGGGGTTCCAGTGACTGCATATGTGACAAAGGATTTCTATTTGTGTGTCACATCTAACTGTCGAAGAGACATGGTTTTAGTGACAAAAAAGTTTGAAGGAAATGAAGACCTCGCAAAAAATATTTATGAATGTTTGAAAAATTTAAAATATAACAAAAAATACGATCAATTTGAAAACACTTCTAAACACGAGATGGAAAGTGCCGTGTTTGGAGATGAGTTTCTAGATTTAGAAAAATGTTGTGTGTGTCATGAGGACACTATCGCACGAACAGATTGTGAACATGCATTGTGTCTCATGTGTGAAAACATGCTAAAATCTAATTCTTGTCCGGTGTGCCGAGAGCCTTTGTTTGAGGAAGCGTTGGGATAAATGCTTTCCCTGAAAGAACGGCATCGGTATATTTCATCGCAATGCTAAAATGTGCATACGCCCAATCCATGAAATTGTCTAACCTTTCATGAAATGGGTTTCCATTAACAAGTTCTTCAAGGTCAAGTTTTTTCTTTCCTGGGTCGACATTCTTAATCGCTTCGCCAACTTTTTTCAACCATCTAACATGCTCTTCCTTTGATGGATCAAAAGCAGCAGTGAACTTCTTTGTTGTGGAGTCCATTCTGTAAGTATACCATGTTTAATTATCATTGTTTAGACGCGATTTTATATGATTAGCACTTGGATCAGATATGTCAACCCATTTGGGTCTCCATATTTCACTTATCAAGTGTTCATTTTTCCTACCGAATTTTTCCCAAAACAAAAATCTGTAAAGAGCTTCTTCTTTTGTTGTTGGTTTGTTGTGTTCAGTTGTTTCCTTAATCATATTGAAATGCATGTCTGAAATTGAATCATTACAGAACTCTTTAAGATTCTCAACCCAACTTTTTCCAACTGCATCACTCATACCATCTTTTTGTCTCCACAATACATCTTCTGGTAAATATTCTGCAAATACTTCTCTCAATACTCTTTTTTCAATGACTGGTTGTCCTTCTGAAGGTAATTTTAATCTTTGTTCAATAGTCATGGCACATTCAACAAAATATTTATCCAAAAATGGAACAACCAAATCTAATCCATGAGCACCTGCGCAACGGTCAGCTCTCAAGCCGTCAAATTGATGAATGAGTTTAAGTCGTCTAATATTTTCCATTGAAAATTCAATTTCTGATGGTGCGTAATGGAAATACAAATATCCACCCAAAACTTCATCACTTCCTTCACCTGAAAATATATATCTGCATGGTGTATTCTTTTTGATGTATTGACACAAAAGATACATTGGAATACTTGCCCTCACTGTGGTGGTGTCATATGATTCAAGGGTATTTATAACATCTTGTAAAACATCTATTCCTTCCTCTGGGGTAAAAATAACTTCAGTGTGGTCAGAATCCAAGTAATCAGCAACTCTTCTAGCAGCCACCAAGTCTGGACTATCTTTAACACCAATTGAAAAAGTTTTTATTTTACCTAGTTGTTTTTGAGCAATGGAAGCAATAAGACTACTGTCTAAACCTCCTGAAAGTAAAAATCCAATGGGTCTATCAGTTGTTTGTAATCTTAATTTAACTGCATCTTCTAGTGTATTTTTTATCCATTCCTTTTCAATGTATGTTCTTACATCTAGTGAACGAGACCAATACATACTGTGATAACAAACAAAATCACCAATGAGGGAATCATAAAAGTGTCCTGGTGGGAAAATATTAATTTTTTTATTCAAAAACAAAAGAGCCTTCGCTTCACTTGCGAATGCATATGAATCCTTATCATATTTAACATAAAACATGGGACGAACACCTAGGGGGTCTCTAGCAACTATAATTCTTTTTCCGTCTGAATATATAAAAGCATAGTCTCCGTTAATGTTTGATAATGTTGATTTAATCCCCGTTCTTTCAATCATATCTGGAACTACAATGCAATCACTGGTTGTCTTTTCTTTTCCTTGTCTGAACTGTTTATGATTATAGATTTCACCATTACATGCAAAAATAGATGTATCCGTTTTAAACGGTTGCATTCCATCCATCGTTAAATCATTAATGGCAAGACGATAATAATCAATTTGACATATACCGAGTGTAGCTCTTCTAAAATCATCGGGACCTCTGTGATCTAGTAAATTCTTAGGAACATCTATGGAGTTTCCGAATGTACATACAATGCCGCACATTTAAATATTACAAATTTATTCTTCTTTAAAATTTTACTCATCTTGATTAAAGTCATTCATTAAACTTAAACGATTTCTATACAATTCAATATTTTCTTCAACAACAATTTCCTGTCCTCTTAATGATACATTTACAGTGTTATTTGAAGTTGGCAATAAACGAAATTCATGACAATAAAAAAACTGTGCTCCTGAACCAGCTGCAAAATTTGAAAATTCTTCTTGGGTCATTTTTTCAACAATAAACCATTTCTCCAAGTCTTCTAATTTTCTTTTTCTTGAAAGTGGTTTTGGTTTTATAGTTGCAATTTGTTGTGTAAAATCTACTGAAGGCCATGAACCATATTCACATCTGTGTTCGCACAATTGTCTTATGCATCTACGAGCTACAGCTTCTTCTGGAAAACAAACAAATCTAGGGGTTCCTTTGGGGTCAACTATTGAAGTATATCTTTTCGTTGGTGTAAATTTTATTAATGAATAATGATAGTCCAAAGACATCCTCGTTAATCTATAATGTAAAATAATGTTTATATATCACAAATGGAATATCTCGCAAAGACACCAGGTCAAGCAGTTTATATAAAGGCACTACAGTCTCAGAAGCCAATCATTGTAGCCACTGGTCCAGCTGGGTGTGGTAAGACAAGATTGGCATGTGAGATGGCTGTTGATTTGTTGGAACAAAGAAAGTGTCAAAGAATTATATTGACACGACCAATTGTAGCTGCCGATGAAGATATGGGCTACTTGCCCGGTGATATTGACAAAAAAATGGAACCTTGGGTCAGACCAATGTATGATGTTTTTGAAAAAAGTTTTTCAATGTCAAAGATGGAAAGATACATTGAAATTGCTCCCTTGGGCTACATGAGAGGTAGAACATTTAACGACACTTTTATTATTGCCGATGAGATGCAAAACAGTACAATTAACCAAATTAAGATGGTTATGACCCGTTTGGGTGAAAACTCAAAAATGGTTATTTCTGGTGATTTGGAACAAAGTGATCTTACAGGTAAGCCCAATGGTTTGTGGGACTTAACTGAAAGAATGAAAACTTTCGAGGGTGAATTTAAATACATTGAAAGAATTAAAATGCGCAGTGAAGACATTGTCAGACACCCCGCAGTTGAAGAAATTCTTAAAATTTACAAAGCGTGAGTAGCTTGATATTCTCGCTCAAACACTGTATTTTCATCTTCACCAAATATCTTTGCTGCATTTGGAGCAGTGTAAATAACTTCACCAACATATCCTGTTTCAAGCTTCTCTGTATCTTGTGCAAAGGGTTCATATTTATTCGCACAACAATGAATAAATGCCCTAGACACAATGAATGGATACAGATAAGCTAGGAATCGTTGATCGACGATATAAGTATCTGTTTCGGGGCGGAGAGTTCTTAAGTAATTCAAAAAGAGGTCTTTGCCTTCTATGAATTGGCATGGTGCTTTATTAATATCTTTTTCCTTCATGTTATTTGGAATGTAATCCAATAATTTATTTCTAACACCAAAAGTTCCGGCTAAAATGGGACATGTATGACCCTCGTGGTCCCTGATGATATGACAGTCTTTGTTTGAACGAAGCCAGTCATCAACAAAACAGCGTTCTCTTTCACCCAATCTAGAATCACAATCCCTGAATAAAACGGTTGCACCATAATCATCATTCATACCAATGAATAAATCATTGTATCTCCAAAGTGTATTCCCAGACCTTTTTTCTTCTCCTTTGTGTTTAACTAAACAAACATTTGGTTGTTTTCTAAGCCATTCAATAATATTTTCTGGAACAGTTGCATTATAATGAATTCTGATAATCCACATTGGAAAGTATTTTCTAGCCAACAATACATTTTCAACCATTCCATATGTATAGACTTTATTGTCTCCCCAAAGTGAATATGAAATAAACTTTCTTGTGAGAATATCGGACCAATTATATCTTAATCCATGCCTTTGAATAGTGTCTTCTGCAACTGGATGAAATATGTATCCGTCATTAAACACATAATATGGAATAACACCACCGTAGAGAGCTGCTGAATATCCAAATGTAGAAGTTAAACCTTCTTCAACATATTCCACAACATTTCTTCCATTTACACCTCCATTTGTCATGTATATTATTGGCATTTTAGCAAGTAAAAACCATTCGATAAAGCTATTCATTTTATGGTCGTGGGATTCATCTTTGACATCTACAAATTGTGAATGTTCATCTGCAGTAAATCCAATTGGTAAATCTAACATAACAGCTTTGGGAACTCTTGTTTTAATGTATTCCTTTGTAGATTCAGAATCACTTGTAAAATAAACTGGTGCATCTAATCTTAGAGCTTCATGAATCATGGCATCGACTGCTTGAATTGATGCAAATGGAAAGTATCCAAACTTTGCTGAATCTTCACATGATAATCCTCTTCTACAATGAAATCCTGCGACACAATCTTTTACTTGTTCATAATATTTATCAATCTGTTCTTTCAAAAGAGTGGTGGGTCTTATCATGATATTCATGACTTCCTTGGTGTTTCCATATTTCAAGTGAAGAATCTTCATTTCTTCTGAATTAATTTCTGCATTACCAAGTGGAACATCTATATCTACTGTTTTTATTCCTTCAATGAATTTATCTCTTCCATACATAAATACATCTTTGTGAAACTTGGGTTCCTTTGCTGAAATAAAATGTGACAACATAGACAACACTAAATTACCGAAGGCACAATCTGGTTTTGGTCTGAAGACATTTTTATTAGTATTGGTGTCCTCCATCTTTTATAAACCTAGAATTTTCATTTCTTTTTTTAGCACATATAGAACATCTTGTATTTTGATTTTTTAAACGCTCCACTTTATATTTGACTTGGTGTGGAGTATTTTTGTAGCATAACATGCATGTTGTGTGTTGACAATTATTCCATTTTATGACATCAACCTTTCTTCTACCACAAGATGGGTCCTGACAATCGCCACCCTTTTGCATTTTAACATGAAAGTTTACATACGCATAATGACATCTTCTACAAAAATAGTTTTCTGTTTCTTCACCACATTCTAAACATATTGTGCTGTCTGTGTTTTCTGATTTTTCAACGGTTTTTTGTTGAACAAATTTAAATTGTTTTTCTCTTTTCCCAGATGGTTGATTTTCTCTTTTCCATTTCATTGAATTTTCAATATTATCTTTGTATGATTCATTTGTTTCAATAACTTCTTCTATCTTTTTTCTATTTTCTCTCTGCCATTTCATTGAGTTTTTTATATCATGTTTATCATAAACCATTTGCTGTATATATTGAAAAAAAATAACTAAGTATAACTCAGATGTTGAAAAGGGAACTTGACGACTATGAAAGATACGATGTTCACAAGAAAATAACAAAGGAACTGTTTGGAGATAGTGAAGAATATATAAAAACCAAAATATTTGATTCATCCTTTACACCACATGTTTTGTGTTCAAATACATTCCCTTACAAGACTCCTTACAAACACAAGGTTTTGTTTATAAATCCCAAGTATGAAAAATTCTATTCCCTCGAAAGAATAAAAAGAGAGATTGTCCCTAATTATATAAAAATGTGGATAAACGACCCTTCTACCCAGAGTGTTCATACAATAAAGCACTATCAAATTTACATATAACTTAAAGATATTCTTTTATAATAGAATATAATGTCTGACCTTACCCGTGATATGTTGACCGTTCCAGGCCAACGCTTTGTTTTGTTGTCTGTTATTGGCCCACAATCCCCCCAAAAGCATGACAAATTTGGAATTAAGATTCGAGGTTGCTTCGATACACACGAAGAGGCTTCAAAGCACGCGAAGAGATTGCAAGCTGAAGATTCTACATTTGACATAATGGTTGCTGATATGTATCAGTGGCTTCTTATCCCACCAGATCCAACGAGGATTGAAGATGTTCATTACAACGATGAGAAGCTTCAAGAGATTATGGAGGGCTACAAGAAGAACCAAATTGAAGCTGCTCGCCACTTCGAAGAGCGTAAGCGCGATATGATGGCCCAAAAGTATGGTGAATCAATGCCATACATCAAGCCAGGAGATGAGCACAGTAAGTATTACAACAAGCCAGATGAGGCTCCAGTAAGCCACCCAGCTGAAGTTTTGGAGCGTCTTCAAAAGGAAAAGCCAGATGCTCCAATGGAGGAATTGGTTAAGGAAGCCGATGCCATCGTTGCCGAGGAACACAAGCAACGCCAAGAGGAGCGCGAGGAAGTGAGAGCGAAGGAAAAGGCCGAAGAAGCCAAAGCGACTGAAGAAACTGAGGAACCAGAGGAAGGAGAAATTACAGAAGCCAAGGAATAAATCATAAATTTAAAAAACACGAGGTAAGTATCAAAAAAAATAATTGGCTATTGTAAATAATGGAAAACTCTACAGCATTATTTACAATAATCTTTTTGTGTTTGATTTTCTTAGTCAGATGGAGTGTATTATTTAACATTGCTACGCTCGCTATAGTTGGTGGTGTGATTTTTATGACCTATGTTGTGTATACACAGAGAGAGGACAGAGAAACCACTGCTGCTGATGTCGGTAAAGATTTAATAACCGACCCATTAGTTATTGGAAGAGCTTACTTTTCTGGAACAAAAACAGGTCCAATTGGTGATTTCAGTGGAAGATCATCCTGGCCTGATGATAACGGGTTGAAAGCTCTTCCCGAAGAAGTATCCTAATACGAAGACTACTGCTACTATGATATAGCTTGTCTTATTCATTTGTGCTAAAACGTCAGTCTGCTGATATATTATTGGTTGTTGTGGCATTTGCTGCTGATAATACATCGGTTCTTGATAATATACTTGGTCTGGATAGTCATCTTCTTGGAGATGTTGAGGAATTTCCTTTTCTTCATCTAAAAGCTTGCTAATTGATGTTGTATAGGGTTCCTGCTTCTCCCTGGCGATGACTTTATCCTTGAAATCCATTTCATTATTATAATCAATTGGAACACCTATCTCAGTCTCCATTTAGTAATAAGTATTTTATCTTTTTAAGCATTATCACCGCACCTAATCCTCTTCTTCCTCGCTGTCGGATTCGTATTCATCCTCTTCATCTGTTTCATATTCATCTTCCTCATCATCTTCTTCTTTTTCGTAATCATCATCTTCTTCTTTTTCGTAATCATCATCTTCTTCTTTTTCATCATCATCATCTTCTTCATCGTCTGAATAAACAACAAAATCCTTCAAATTACCATTATCGTCTGCGTCTTCCTCATTATCCTCATCTTCTTCATCTTCTTCATCTTCTTCCGAATCACACATATCAGATTCATATTCTTCATCATCCGTGTAATCATCAATTATTTCATCTACTTCTGGTTCATAACGTTCGAATTTCTTTGAAACACGACCAGAACGAGTCTTTAAAGGGAGAGAACTCATTATATACTAATTAAACAATGTTTTTAAGCTAAATTAACTCATTTAGAAACACTGGATTAAATCGAGCACCTTCGTTTATTGCTGAGTTTAGTAATATTTGCTCGAAATTATATCCAAGTTCCTGTATTAAGTAAGTCATTTCATCATGTATGTCTAAATCCCCTGAAACACCGTGTAATGAAAGTTCTTCAAGGTTTGCGAGGGCATTATGTAAAAATAAATTAGCTTTCTTAGAATCAGTTATATTTGCTTTGGCTAAATTCATGAATGCTACATATTGCTTATAATGCTCTGGGTGAACACCGGAATATTTATGAATTTTCTTCTGAATTGTTGTTATTTTAGAAAAGTCATCAACATCGCGTTTTAACATTTTGAGGACAAAATATACGACAACTGCAATAAGTATTACACTAATCATTACAATATTCTATTATTTTTTCTTTGGTGGAATAAGCTTATCTGTTATTTTACTAAACAATTGATGTCCCCTAGGTGTGTATTTTTTCACCTTACATGGACAATCTGAAATGAGAATACCCTTTTCTATCTTGAAAGGAACACAAAAATCATGTTCTTCATTTGCCTTTTCACAGAATGTTGCTGTTGTTTCAACTGTAAATATATTTCTTTTTCTGAGAATTCCAATAACTTCAGTTTCTTTTTGACCCATGACATATCTGTTGAGAAATGCAGTCAACATTGTATTAACATCACCATTAATAACAGGTTGGGGTTTAACTTCAGTCTTTGATGGTTTTTTATCTTCTTCTGTATATAGTTTTTCAACCAATTTATCTGGTATAACATGTCTTCTTCCACTGAAATCTTTACAAAATCCACTCCTTCTTCCACGAACTGTTTCACATGTGCAGAAACATTTTTGCATGATTGTATTTTTATTCAAGTAGAACCATATATGATTTGAATTATGTTCTCTTCCTAAGTTTTCACAATAATGTGAAGTTGTTGAAATTAAATATGACATTTTGTTTTTGAAGATGTGTGTAATTTCAGAGTTTTGTTGTCCTTCCATGTTCTTACGAATAAATGTTTGTAAATATGCAATGATTTCACTATCAATGACTTCATTTTTTGTTTGTGTCTTTGTGAATCCACCTTCTTTTACATAATTCATTTTTCGCTTTGCTACGGGTTTAATTGAAACAGGGAGTTCACATTCTGTTCGGACTGTTGTTTTCTCGAGCATTTCCAGTGTTGGTTCTTGTGATATTTCAGTCAACATGTTCAATGGGGCATGTGTGTATTTGTATATGGGTAAGTATGGACTTTGTGTGATTTTACCTGTTTTATTGCATGCATCACATCCTCTTCCCATACATGGTTCATGTTTCCCTATTTTGTGGGACCAAGGCATTCTAAAACCAGCGCCTTGGGTTTGTTTTTCAATACTGCCATATACAGCAACATCAATAATGTCATTCCAGTCTTGGCTTCCATAAGCTATTTTCAATGTTGAGACAATGTGGTCCCGTAAGGAAAGAGCGCCCTCCTGGTCTACAATAAATCCATGCCAGTTAAGATGAATACCTGTTTTTATAAGATTTCCAACTGGTTTGGGTTCTGCGACAGAAATAATACAATCTTTTCCACCCAATGTCTTGACTTTATCACAAATAACTTTGCAAATACTTTTAATATTATCCAAGTCTAGGGCTTCTTCATCTTTGTAATCAATGTCCAAGAAAAAGTTATATAATTTAGTTTTTTGTTCAACGACATAAATCTTATGACCACTCTTTATACATTCCATACACTTTTCATAAAAATCATTCAATCTATCAAATGGGATTGACAAGGAACCGCCGTCCATGAGAACATGTGATAGAGTGCTGTGTTTCTGTTTGTTATACACAAACCCATTTTTGAAGCACCACTCCTTGAACATATCTACTTACTGTTCTAAGGAGTTAATTTTTTAATCTTGTTGATATGGAGACATCTTCCATCTCTTCTTTATCATCACCCAAGATTGTTTCCTTCAATTGCTTCTTATAAACTAAAAGTTCATAAGCCCTATTATTTTTCTTTTCTTCAATAATAGCTTCAATTTCTTCTTCGCTTTTATCGAACTTATCCTGTAAAATATCCCTTATCTGTTTAAAAATATAAGCTTTCGATGACATCTTCCTATTTTATATTGAATGTTTTTCTAGATAAAGAAGAAACACACGAGTAAAATTTAGGATTTTTAATGATGTTGTCAACGATGAGGTCCCACCGTTTTCTGTTGTTATATTCTTCAAGGGTGTCCCAACTCAAATAGTCATTTTCATCAAATGTTTTTTTGATTGGGAGACGAGCGATTTTCTTTTGGTTAGTCTTTACTTTTTCGTTATTAAACTTTGAAATTATTTCAATTTGTTCATGTCTCTTGTATGAAACAAAAAAGATAAAAACATTATAAATAAGTTCATCGTTTGCACTGTCTTTGACAGAAAAATTGTATTCTGTATACTCACCATGCTTTAAAGAAACAACTCCTCGTGTTTCTTCTTCTAATTCCCTAAGTGCACATCTTATGGGATTAGGTATTTCTCTTTTTCTACATCCTCCTGTAACAAATATCCACTCTTTAAAACGACGGTCCCTAACTGTCAGAAAACGAGGTTTATCACCTGAAAATGACACCGGAATGGCTATAGATTTATATTTCTTCATTGCGAGGTCGCAAGTTATAATAACTTTATTTTTTATTCTTCGTTATTTTCGTCCTCTTCATCAATTTCCTCAACCGCAAGCCTTTTAGACTCTTCTCCCTGTTCTGGGGAAATTGGTTTTGGGGACACATGCACTGGGTATGGAACTTTCATGATTTGGGGAGGTGTATTTTTCAACTCTTTCAATTCTCTATACAAATAGACTGTGGCTAGAAGGCATACAACTACCGCCACAATACTGATATTTTCTTTGGTAAACATCTTTTATAAATATACATACTGTTAGTTTTTTAAGCAACTATCGCACCCATCTTAGCTTTAAACCCCAAGTCTTCTGCTGGTTGTGGAACAGCGAATTGAACACTTTGGAAGTGCTGATGCTTTTCCTTGGGTTGTTGTGGAACCTCCACATATTTTTCAATAACTCCAGATTTAGTATCATAGGTCAAGACAAATACAATCGCCAACATAATTATAATCTTCCAAAAATCCATTTATTATATAATAACATTTTTACTATGTTTGATTGTCCCATAGTAAAAGTGTTTTGTTTTTCTATATTTTTGTATTTAGTTCGCGTACATAAGACCTCCCATACCCTTTTCAATGTGCAAAACATTGTAGTTAATTGCGTACACTGGTTGTGTAAAGGAAGAATCAGAGGAAACGAATCGAGCTGAATCAAGGCGAGAGAAGTTCAAAGAACCAGTTGGTTGAGTCTTGGAGGTGTCCAAGCAGAATGGGTAAATAAACAATTCCTTCTCCTTGCTAGTCTTGTCCTGGATGTGGTAGAAAGATGGAACGGTGGAAAAGTTTGGATGCGCAAATTTGAAATCAGAAACATCAACACCATTAATTTGCAACTTAACCTTGTTGCCATCGGCCAATACATTGACTTCACCGTCGAATGTATCAACATCTTGTGGACAAGAAACCAACAATTTAATTGGGTGGTTAAATACAAGCTCTTGAATCTTGTTTGTAGAACCCAAAATCTTTTGCACTTGGAAGCACAATATATCAATTGGACGAGAAGCGAAAGCATTGCGTTCATCAGCATCTAGGAAGATGAAATTAGCCATGCAATCCCACTTGTAGTTGGCAGCTTCTGGACCCCATGTAATTCGCATCTCAACATCGTGATACTGAAGAGCAACCAAAGGAATGGCGGCGTGATAGCTTTCACAGTTGAAGAAACGAAGTGGGTAGAAAGCGCTGGACTTTCCGCGACCAAAAAGAACTTCATTAGACTTAGAATGTGTAGACGCCAAAACATCTGGCGCAATTCTTTCTGTAAAGAAAGCATCTTGGGTGTCCACAACCTGGCCCCCAACTAGTAATTCTACACTAGTTATCACATTAGCCCACACATCAATATTCGCATGTTGATCACCTGTTGAGGCAATTGGAGCCAAGTAAATGTAGCTCAACAAATCACCCTTTCGCTCAAATCGAACAGATGACATGCCGTTGTTCTGAACATTACCTTGGATAACTTGCTTTTCCACTGTTTGCGCAAAATTTGTATATCTACGGTATGAAGATTTAAAAAAAGACACCTCAGGGTTTCCAACCAAGTGGACATCCTGGGCTCCCACTGACACTAACTGCGCGACACCGCCAGACATATTTATACTATTATATGATTTTATTTTTTTTCAAATGTTTAACACATTTCAAAAAAGATATTGTTTTATATTTTTTTTCCTAAATTAGAATCTAATTATTATTCTCAAGTTCAACTATTCTCGCCTTGAGTTCCTGGATGGAACTAATCAAGTATGGAATGACTTGGTTGTAATCAATTGTAGAAGCCACATTACCCCAAGCAGAGTAATCATCTGGGGTCTTGTCTTCCGCTGGTTCCGCGTCGCCACCCAAAATCACGGCATGTCGCAATTCTGGAGTGTCATACCACAAGTCTTGGGCAACCAAACCAGATTCTGGTCCATAGACCTCATCGCCTTCTTCCATACCAGCTCTCTTATCATACACTTGTGGTGTCAAGTTAGACACTGTAGCCAAACCATTCACAATTGTTTGTCTGTTAATCTTTGTTCTCGCATCTGATGTCACTGTGTGGATTTCACCAGTAGATGAGTTCCAATTCAAGGCTGCACTCGCAGCGGAGGAATTAACTGGTTTCACGAAGAACTTAGAATTACCAGTATTAATGTTCAAAGCAGAACCAGTTGCATTCAAAACAATAGAATTATCAGGCATTGTTTGACCCGCATATGCACCAATAGCAACGGAATAATTACCTTGATCTGTTAAACCAGAACCTCTACCAATGGCAATAGCATGGTCTTTTTGTGAATCAATACCAGCGCTTCTACCAATAGAGATCGCATTCTCACCTTGGTTAGATTTACCCGCAGAAATACCCATTGCAATAGAATATGAGTTCATTGCTTGAGCACCAGCGTCATAACCAAGTGCAATAGAATAAGAGTTTATACCGTTCATACCAGAATTATGACCCATTGTAATAGATCTATAACCAGCGTAGCTCTTACCTGCGTTAGTACCAATACTGATCGCCTGTTCAGCTGCATAGCTTCGACCAGCATTTAAGCCAATACTAGTACTATAATTACCTGGTTCAAGGTTTGCGGCATGCCTACCAACAGCTACATATGAAACATTTGAGGCTTGATAATATGTAGAACCCAAGTGAATGACCCCTGTATCATCTCCACCAGACTGGAGAATTCGTAATGCACCCAAATTGAATAGCTTACCATCCTGAACATACAAGTTAGAATAATTCACAACTTCACCTTCGGTGGTGTAAGTTAATATACCAGTTGAATCGTGAGCATTGGAACTTCTAATTGGATTAATGTATGTAGAATTGGCGTTAGAAGCACTGTAAACCTCTCCTTTTGCGCTAATAATAATTGAGTTTGACACGGGGCATAGGGCTCGGGGACCAATAGCAACAGAACCAATACCCTGGCTTGTTCCCCCTGCGTATGCACCGAGTGCAACAGCATATACATTCTGTCTCACTCTACCCGCTTGGTGTCCAATTGCGATGGCATGTGTGTTTTGGTATTGCCAACCCGCTTGGAAACCAACTGCAATAGAATTATCTTCTTGGTATGATTGAGCCGCTCTCTCACCAAGAGCAACGGAGTACTGTCCTTGAGTCTTTTGACCAGCGCCATAACCAACAGCGACACCACCACGATGTTGGGCGCTTAAACCTGCGTTATAACCAACTGCGACACAGTATGTGTTTTGTCCGCTTTTACCCGCAGCAAAGCCAATCGCCGTCGCAGACTGACCCTGGGTGCTCATACCTGCGAAATAACCGACTGCAGTACCGTAATTTGCTTGGTCACTTTCACCTGAACTATAACCTAATGCAACCGCTGCTAAACCCTGTGATGATTGACCTGCCTTACCACCTATAGCAATACTGTAATTACCTTGGGTGTCTGTAGTTCCTGCTTGATGACCAATACGAATCTTACTAAAAGTGTCAGTACAATCAATATATACTTGACTTGCGAAATTTGGAGTGCCAGCTGCCACCTCAAATGATGTCTCCGCGTTAGAGAAGATTATAGTATTTGATGTTATGTTTCCAACATTGGAAACTTCGGCAAGTGTTGCTTCACCAAGCACATTAGTCAAGAGACCACCATCACCATAGTATTGCATGGCAATCACATTACCTGTGACTGTCAAGTCTTGGAGATTGGAAACAATCATGTTGCTGTAATTGACAAGCTCACCTTCATCTGTGTAGGCAATGAGATTAGCTGTCACATCTGTTGAATCTCTGAGTGTGTGAATGTATGTAGCTTCCGCGTTGCCAGTTTGTCTAGCATAACCAGTGGCATTCAATATGATTGAACTGTGATGTTGGCTTGTTTCACCAGACAATCGACCAATAGCAACCGCGTTGGAACCTTGGTGTGACCTACCCGCGCTGACACCAATGGCAACAGCACCTTCAGCTTGACTTGTTGTGCCAGACCATGCACCCATTGCAACAGTTAGTTCTCCTTGGTATGACCTACCAGCTCTATAACCCACGGCTGTAGCTTTGTCTGCCTGATAAAAGGAACCCGCAGTACTACCAATAGCTGTTGCGTAAGCATTTTGATCAGTTTGTCCCGCAAACTTACCAACAGCAACGCCTTCTGTTCCTTGACTGGTCATACCCGCGTTATGACCGAGTGCGGTGGCACTGGCTCCTTGTGTTGATCTACCCGCGGCGTAACCAATCGCAACACCAGCTGCACCTTGGCTTGATTGACCCGCACGCGCACCAATGCCAACGCTATAGGAGGTTCCACCAACATAATCTTGGGAACCAATCTTAACAGCAGCCAATGTACTGTCAGAGACAATCCATAAGTGGTCCTTAATTTCAACATTACCGTCTTCAAGACGGAAAGCAGATTGTGCGTTAGAGAAGATAATAGTGTTTGATGTAATATTACCAACATTGGAAACTTCCGCCAATGTTTTATCAACATCAATATTACTCAAAATACCACCATCACCATAGTATTGCCAGGCAAACACATTACCCACGACATGTAAGTCTTGGAGGTTAGACAAATACAAGTTGGAGTAATCAACAACTTCCTGTTCGTCAGTGTAAGCAATGAGATTCGCTGTCACATCGGTTGTGCCTCTGAGTTTGTTAATGTATGTGGCATATGAATTACCGCTATTCTTGACACCAGCAGCAGCAATAATAATACTGTTGTCGTGTTGGTCTAATGCGCCCGCTTGTTGTCCAATAGCAATAGAAGCATCTCCCTGGTTTATCAAACCCGCATTTCTACCAATTGCGATGGCAGCTTCACCCTGACTTGTTGAACCCGCAGATTGACCAATGGCAACGGCGCGTCTGGCTTGTGTATTATTACCAGCATTCCAGCCTATAGACACACCACCTACACCTTGGACATTTGAACCAGCATCCAAACCAACACCCACGGCATAGTTAGATTGGCTTGTTTTACCAGCATTCAAACCAATACCAACTGAACCAGCACCATACGCATCGTATGATTCGGAACCAAGATGGACATTACCAGCGCCAGAACCAGTTGAAATAACCGTGAGAGCACCATCGGTGCCAAGGTTAGATTGTTGGATTAACATGGCGGTTTCGGCATTTGAGAAAATCACTGTGTTTGATGTAATGTTTCCAGCATTAGAAACTTCGGCAAGTGTTTGTGTTAAGAGATTAGCAACTTCTATCTTGTAGAAATCATTCTCAATGTTGCTCACATACACATAGTTAATTTCACTCTTTTCGGCAACAATATCCGCATTTGGAATATCATTGGCACGACCCACACCAGTAACTTGGGCAACACCTTGGGAAGCATGCCCCTTGACAAGGACACCAATGTTTTGGATGAGGTCAGTCAAACCATGTGGCTGAACATTAGAAACCTCACCAGGTGTGGCATTACTCACATACAAAGTATCACCTTCGTTGAAATCAGCCGCGATGCTATTCACGAGACCGAAAGATACGGCAAGACCCTCGGCATTAGTAGCCAAGTTCTCAAGGGCTATACCAATAGCTGGCATCTTAGCTGGGTCAGAAGCATCGGCTAAACCAATATTAATTATTTCATTACCAGTGGCACCAGCCGCATAGACAACTTGACCCGCTGATATTGGAGCACCTTCAACATTCTTCACACGAATGTATGTGTGGTCAAGATATTCATTGACCCAAGAGTTTGTAGTGTTGCTGTATTTAATCACTTGACCGTTGCCAATATCAGTAATTGTGACATTGTTTATTTGAGACAAGTTCATACCAACATTTGATGTGTAATCAGTGACGAAAGCCATTGTATTATTGACAAATTGAACGGTATTTGTAGTCACATTGCCAATGTCTGAAGCATCTTGGATAGACACTTGGACATTAGACAAGAAACGACCATCGCCGTGGTAGTAGTTGGCAGAAACATTTCCGCTAATCACGAAAATATTAGTCATTTGGTCGCCAACCACAACATTAGCACCAACTGTCAATAAGTTGGAAACTGAGAAATCATTTTGAACTGTCAAATTACCCAAAATATCAACATGAATATTGTTGGCATCTGGATCAATAGATGAATCCGCAGCAGTGTTTTGGGTGTATCCGATAGTAAATCTATCTTCGTCACCGTGGTGAATGAGACCCACATTATGACCTGGATGCTCCATAACAATACCAGTATCCAAAGCGTGGCTTGGGTTATTGTTGGCAATACCAATAATAACATCATCCACAATCATTGTTTCGGT